GCTTGGTCATAGAAACGATTAAACATCGTTCTTCTTTTCGCTGTTTCTTGAAACTGTTGCTGTCTTGTATCATATCCTTGGTCAAACTCATCCTGAACAAGAAAACGAATTGCCTCAAGAACTCTGTCATCAAACAAACCTTTGTGAGAATCCGTAAACCTTGACTTCTTTTCTGGTTGAGGTTTATTCATTACTTCAAGTTGAATATTACCATCTTCGCCCTGAACAGCTCTTATTCCAGAACCTTCTAAAGCCTTCCTTGTCAGGCTAAGGTTGCGTTCTGTCGCAGCGGTCTTACCTTTCAAAGTCTCGAATTCTGGCTTTAGTTTTGTGTGTTCTCCGTAAATCTTCTGTATTAAAGCTGTGGCCTCTTCCAATGTTTTAGGGGTATCGCCAAAATCCCCAAATGCAGGTGTCGCTGGGGGCTCTGTGCCTTGTCCATCGTCAACTGCTTCTTCTCCTTCACCTTGAGCGCCGGGGGCATCGCCTTGTCCTGCGTCAGCAGGGGCGTCGCCTTGTCCTTCGCTTCCTGCGGCTGGAGTTTCACCGCTCTCATCAAGCAGGATTTGATAAATCCATTTTAACCAAAACATACTATCTCCTTTTTGTTATGGGGGGTATAGCATAACGAATGTTATCTAACACCTTGTCCCTATTGTTACGGAGTAAATATTCAATAATAAAACTGATATAAAACTAAATGGGCTTACTGCTAATACTGCTGTCTTTTTAAATACAATCTTATATAAATAAATCAACAACAGTGTAAGTAAAAAAATAATAATTGCCTTCATTCCTAAAAATGCGCCTATCAGACACATTAACTTTACATCTCCGCCGCGCCAAAAATTCTGTTTATATAAATATGCTGTCAGCAAAAACATAATTAACGCAGACAGCCAATTCCCTGTCAAATAAATTCCAATGAGTATCGCGGGCAAAACTATTACATTATGAATTTTAAAATATAGATAATCTATAATAGCAATCACTAATAACAATCCTAAAAATATATACTCAATCATCATCTTTTATTAGCGCCTAAATGTTTACTCTTATGCCATTTTTCACTACCTGCTTTATCTTTATTTATGCTGGCATAAAATACCTGTTCGCCTTTTTCTTCGCCATATTGCTTACGCATACTTCCTAAAACTTTCTTTCCGCTTGAAGTCAAAGGCATTATTCTTCCTCTCTATCTTCAACGTCCTCTTTGTCGTAATTCTCTTTATTCTCATCAGACATCTTGTCATATTCTTTAAAATCTTTTTTTCCTGCATCTGCAATATGATTCATCTTATGGATTTCAAGAGTCATAGAATTACCTTTGTCGTTTTCAGATTTAGAAACTATCTTATAGACTATCTCACACCTGCCCATATAGCCGACATCTTTAGACATCATCTCTTCTGGCACTTTATATTCTAAATACATATTCGGATACATCATTTTATCTTTGGCTTCCATAGGCATTGCCGCTGTCTCTGGCTTTGGCATTTTATGTCCCATATCCATAATCTAATCCTCCTGAATTTGTAGATAATGATTTTTTGAACGATTGCCGACCTGTTTATACCAATTGCTGTTCTTCAGCTCTTTAGCGGCCTTCTCCCAATTTTTCTTTAGAATAGCTTTCTTTAATTCTATAAATCCAGATAATTTAGTTAAGCCAAGATTATAAGCCATATCATTAAGAACATTCTGCCTGCCTTCATTTAGAGAACCATAAATATCAGAGCCAATATAAGTGCTTGCGTCTTTTTTTGCCTGCTCATATCTCTTCATAAATATCTTCTCAGCAACATCTTTTGATAATGGTTTTTTGCCTATATCCTTTGGCAGCATTTGTTTTACAATAGGGTCAGACATATTAAAACCATAGCCAATAGTCATATTGCCAAGCGTATCTTTATATGGCATATCACGCCATCCTTCATAACCTTTTGTCATCAACATCCCCGCTTCACTCATCAGATTTTTTCTCCTTCTCTTTTTCTTCCGCGAGTTTATTTTCTAAATCCTCAACAAACTGCTGCGGTATTTGTAAAACCCACTGAAGCGTAGCTATATCTCTATCGTTTAGTTCCAATAATCTTTTAGTTTCTGCTGAGGCAATATCCAAGCGGGTAACTATTTTTCTCTGTAATATTTTATCTATGTAGTCATTAACTAATAAACAAAAATCTTTCCAACCAGAGTTTTCTGATAAGGATAATTTCTTTAATCGTGCGGCCTGCTGAATTGCTTCATCTAAAGCCTCTTTGCGCTCTTGTTCTATTTCTTCTTCACTCTTTGGCCTATCTGGCGGCTTCCTAAACCATCGCACTATTTTGTGGAGCATTTTGAGTTAACCTTTCTTTGACGGCAGCCATCGCCTGTTGCGGTTGCATGCCTTTCGCTATCAGCTTCTTAACAGCCATCTGGCCTATTGCCTGCGGGGCTTGCTGCCTTGCCTGCGCTTGCATCTGCATCCTTTGCATTTCCTTGATAATTGCTTCTCTTGGCGGCAGGATTTCTTCCCAGTTCTTAACACCCATATCAACGAGTTTTTTCTTTAGAATAGTCCAGACTGCAAGCAGATTGCCGTTAATCATCGGATGTGATATCATCTGCTCAAGTTTATCATCTATCATCAAATTCCATTGCTTGTCAGAATTAAGCGTTGTCCCTTGCCAGTTCCAAGTATAATCTCCGAAGAAATCCTCTTTTTGCCAATTAGGATTAATCCCTTTCTTTTGATATATCGGCATATTTTCCATAGACGGCATTATTGTTTCTTTCTCGGTTTTAATTGAACGAGGCATCTCCGGAGGGAGTCTATCTTTGTAGTAATCAATTGTCCATTCGCAGAGCTTTGTAAGTATCTTATAACATCGCTGTAAGAATGGCTCACGACCTATGTTGCCTTCCTGCAAAACACCCATAAACTCAGTTGCAGTAGCTTTACCCTGTCTGGCCTGAACGCCTAAATTCCAGTTAGAGACATTGGATACTTTCTCTGCAAATCCCAAAAGTAAAGTTTCTAATTCTAAACCTATTGACTTCACATCGCCAATCTCAAGCGCCCGGATATCGCCAGTCTGCTCTTCTTCCCACATTGCGCCCGGGAATACTTTAGGTCTCTCTGCCTGCTTGCCTGTAAGTGTTTTCTTTTTAACAAAGATTTTCTGCATAGCAATCCAAGCATTATTCATCAACGTATTATGAAAGTCATTAAGCTCTTGCTGGGTCTTATAAAGTTTCTCTAATAATGAACGGCCTTCAAAATCCTTTGTTTCCTCAAACATACCACGCAAGTAAACTCTTTCTTCTTTAGGATAACGGCTGTGAGGCCAAGATAATATTTGCAAGAGTTCTTCTTCTTTTAAAGAAACAAGACAATAAACTTCCTGTTCAATCGTATCGGGATTGACTAAATCTATCTCATTGTTCTCATTAAATGGAAGCCTGCCATACCAGTGAAAACACTCTATCGGTTTTTCTCTTTGTTTTATAATAGCGTCATTACCTGTAAAACCTACAAGGTTTATTTCTCGTATCCTCTGGACAGCTTCGGGTGAGAATTTTTCCTGCCTTGATTTTAGCATTAGATTATTCAAAGTAAACCAGTCTCTGTCTCCTTCCCAGTATGGCTTAGTATTTCTTTTCGTATCAGGAGCCCACGCATAATCTTCTATGTTGATATACTGCGCCTTAGCGCCACTGTATATTTCTATATCTTCTAATGTCGTAACCTCTTGAGGCGTTCCTTGTTGATAGCCATTAGCGATAAATTGCGCTGTTTTCATCATCGCATCTGGATCATCGGGCAAAAGATATTCCTGCTTATTATCGGCAGGATTAATGAATGTTTGCGCCTGCTCTGTTTTAATCATAGCGTCATAATCCTCAACATAATCATATTTTAAGACAGCTATAGGGAGTTTTATCATCTGCTTAAAGAAAAAGTTTGTATTCTCGTATAGCTTTACTTTCTCTCTGAATATCATATCTACAAAATCAGTCGCATTGTCCTGCACAGCAATAGAGTTAACATCATTGCCTCTTGCCTTCATATACGGCTCTTGAGAAAATAATATTGACATCAATCTTGCAAAAACAGCGTCAACAATCCATTCTGATAAAGCAACAAAGTAATCTGCTGCCCCAGGCCAAGGCTTATCGCATACCTTGCCGAGCTCCATCCACTTTGTAATCTGATTATATTGCTTCTCACAGCGATGCGCCTTATCATATACCCTTTTATTAGACGGTGCAGTAAAAGAAGTTTTAATCTCGTGGCAGATTATCTGTGCTATTTGTTTTGCGATACTATAATCAACATTGATTTTCATATATTGCTCCTTGACTCTATTAGTTCTTCTTCTTCTCTTGTTTCCTTTTGTGTAACAGGATTAAATAAATGCACTGCAATATACTCTAAGGAATTACAAATATGTGAGTAATAATCGTCGTGAAACGGACGAGAATACTTATCAACAAATTGCTTCTGTCCATCATACATTGGATAATGATAGCCGCCCAAGAAGCCATCGTTTAATATTTCGCATTGCGTATTAACTAAAAGATGAGGCACGCCTTTTGTCAGAGAGTTTAGAAGCCTATCAATTATTTCTTTACGCAGACGATATTCGGAAGGTTTAGAGTGAATTAAAATTCCTTTTGAGAGAAGTATTTGGAAAGTAGTCTGTTCTGATTTATCATTCCTTTGGTTACAGGCTGGGTCTCCGTAATGAATTGATGTTGCGTCTGGAAATTTCTGTGATAATAAAGGCAAAACAATAGAGTCAGCGAATGTATTGATTGACATATTATTGCCCATTATTTCCCAAAGTATATTCCAATGAGGCGGAACATATTGGGTGACTATGAAAGCAGGATGATTATAGCCGAAGTCCCATCCACAGTGTAATGGAAATCCTTGAGTATATGAAAGAGACCGTTTATGGATTGATTCCAAATACCCTTCGTAGTAAGCCCTGCCATCTGGAATAAATCCAAATTCGCCTTCTATGAATTTCTTTTTCCATGAAGGCGGCATGCTTTCTAAACTATTCTTATAGGCAAGAGATAAATTATTCCAATTCTCGTAAGCAGAAACACGCCAAAATGTGATATCAGGGTCGAAGTCTGGGTCTTTTGGATTAGTAAATCTATATAACCAGTGGTCTGAGTTTGGAGGGTTACCTTCCATCAATATCATAGAAGGCATATTTGCTTGACTGCATCTTATCTTCAAGGTTCTAAAGGCATTTTCAGATATCTCATGACATTCAGTTACGACTATCAAACCATATTCCTGCGAACCTAATCCGCCTAAGTCTTTTAATTCTCTAAAAAATATCTGTGAATTCCCGCCATTAGGTTGTCCTATTACAAATCTATGCTCTTGGACATTTTTGTCAACGATTACCTCTGTCGGCATTACTTCAAAGAATAATTCCATTGACGAAAGGCGCAGGTCATTGAAGTCTTGCCTGCCCCACAATGCCCGAAGTTTGTCAATCTCGAGCAATAACTGAATTACGCCTGCCAATATCCCTCTTGTCTTGCCAGAGCGGGCTCCACCTTGCAAATACAGCACAGGAATGCCAGAAGCAACCTTCTGCCCTTGACAGACATCATAAATCCAATCTAACACTCTTGTCTGTGTCGGATTCGGCTGATTAGGTTCGTTATCTTTCGTCTTTCCGTAAGGTGCTATCAAAAGGTCTTGCTGGGTATCCATAAATGATATTGACTATTTTTGCGTTTCCATTTCCATTCTTGTTTTCTTTAATATCGTTTTCTACCTGACAAAGTAATCTCAATGTGCCTAATTGCGTTATATTGTCATCTATTTCAATAAAATCATTAGAGTTTTCATTTATTTTATATTTACCATCATCATTCTGGACATAAACATCGCAAGACTGAAATCTTTTAGCCTCAAGAAGTTTTTTAAATTTCTTAGCGCGGTATTTGGTAGATAACCCCACCTGCCTTAACGCCTTTTGGAGTTCTGTCCGGACAATAGGATTATGATTAACTTGTTTGCTAATCGCCTGATGAGTTACCCCAAGCTCTTTTGCCACTGCTGATTGTTTAAAACTATGCTTAACGCAACTCCTTGCAACTAATTTAGCTCGAGCCTTTCTTGTATCTGTGAAATATTTAGGCATCTCAATACCAAAACCTTTCTGCTTCTCTTATCTTCTTTATTCTTTGACCATTATAATTAAAAAAAATCGGATTATGTGCTAATCCGTTAAGTCTTATCATATGTTTTTCAAATGCAATATCGCTATAAGGATTAAATTCTCCATTTCTGCCAAAATAGATTGCTTGTCTATCCACATCGCCTTTTTGTTTCTGAGGCAGATGAAACCATAAATCATTTTTATAAGGTTTAATTATAGCCATATAATAAAAAAAGCCATAATCAAGCCGAGTTAAACTCGATTACGGCTAAAGTTTTAGAAGGCGTCCCTTCTGAATAAAATATATACTATAATTATTATCTTGTCAAGCTTTTTCTTTTGTTCCCGACGAGATAAAAATAAATCTAATCACACCAAGTGCATATCTTTTTGCATAAACCCCATTGATAACCTTGTTGAGTACAATCTGAAACACATGTCCAGTCTGTCATACACCATGCATAAGCTATCCCTGAAAGAATAGCCAACAATACCAACAGTACTATTAATATTTTAAACATAACTGCCTCCTTTGTAGTTTTTCATGGTTAATAAATGTCTTATCTCTTTCAATGCTTTAGCTTCCAGCTGTCGTATCCTTTCTGCGCTAAGATGTAACTTAATGGCTGTTTCTTTTAATGTCAAGTTTCTAAAAAACCTAAAAAATATAACTCTTCTCAGCCTTTTGTTTATGCATTTTACGATATCTCGAACTTCCCAAGAATCTATTAATTTTTGTAAATGTAATTCCTTTTCTCTTACCCAATCTAAACTAATAACATCACGATTGATAATCTTGTTAAGTGTAATTCTGTACATCTGTCTTCGCATAGTAGAGTAATGCTTTGAACACAGTCCCATTGCATAATGTTTCTCTGCGCAACAATCCCAGTTACAATATCTTGGATGCCTTAACCAGTGCTCATTCTTTCTTCTCTCACCGCCCTTTTTCATAATTTCATCAATTCATAAGTCTCAAAGTTAATATGATAATTACATCCACGTGTCAAAAGATAACTATTGTATATCTTCTCCCACCAGTCAGTACGCATTTCGCATAACAATTCACGCCTTCTGAGTAATCTGTCTACTGTCTGATCAAGCGACTCAATCGCAACACTAATTCTCTTGAGCTTATTTGTTTCTTCTTCGTTCAACCTACAGACTATCTCGCCTATTTTAAGATTTTCGTTTTGCATATTTTCCTTTCAGATAAGAATAAATTTCTTATCATCTTTATCGTAATAAACTTTCTTTTCCTGAATTAATTTAAAAACAAATTTTTCCATTTCTTGATGTAATAAACTATGTGAACTCTGGCTATCGCATAATACTAAATTCTCTAATCTGTTATTTGTTTTATCACCATCTAAATGATGTGTTCTCTCTATCGGTTTAAGATAACGACCAATCTTTTCTTCTACCACAAGTCGATGTTCATAAACATAACCATATGGGTTAGCATAAGGATGTTTTGGTTTCCATAAAGCAATATAACCAGATTGTTTTTTCCATTTTCCACCTTTCCAACGAGGATGATTAATACCTCTAAATCTTCCTTTCCGTGATTCACTCATTTTTATTCTCGTTTCCTTTTTATGTTTTTTACCCCACATAGGATGTTTTCTGCCTTTTATTTTAAAATTTTCTTTTCCTTTATTCCAAGGTATATGACCTTTTACGAGAATTGGTGTTCCTGGATAAAAAGGATGATCTTTTTTAAAACCATTTCTACTATTTGGATTCATACCTCGTAAATATTTT